GCCATATTTGCGTGACACTTCCAGGACATCTCTCCGAACTAAACCCGCAGTGCGGCTCCACCCCTTGTAATAAAGCGCCTCTTCGAGACGCAGGGCGGTAGCAAGATGCTGCGGGGACGAATCAGGATTTATGATACATTTAAAACGTATTGGCGTTACCTCGGCACCCTTATAGGCGTGCAACCCGCACGACTCCCGGAAATAGCTTCGACTAAAGCTCTTATCGGTGTTAATTTTCATACCGAATAGAGGCAGGTAATCGTAAATAGCCTGTACACATTGTCTGTTGACGATGATGTCGTCGCCGTAAACGTATACATCCCGGGTATTAACACGTGCGATCGAGGAGTGATTGAGAATGGCCTTTATTAATGCAAAATGAACTAGGGCCATAATCGGGAAACAGATAGCGGAACCCATCGGTGCGATTTTCTTTATGGGCATTTCTTCAATGAATTTAAAGCCCTTCACCTTTGGGAGCACAACCGTTTCTGTAGAGCAAGCTTCAATCGCCATAAGGAGCGACTTGTTCTCACCGAACAGATAACGCACAAGCTTACGGGGAATCCTGTCCGAGGCGGATGACATATCAATAGTCGCCCACTTTTGGTACACAGATCCCTCAAGAGCAAGTGCACGGTTGACCAGCTGTGACGAAAAGTTCACAAACCCTTTTGTAATCGGGTGGCTCTGAATGCGCTTATATAATCCGCGTCTCAGGCCTTGCTGGTGCCACTGTACCTCATTCTCCTCAATGCAAATACCACGCCACTTTTTAAACGTTTTTGGAACAAGTTTAAATCGTGATGTGGGTTTGTGGTCAGCGTGGAAGTATTTAAGTTCACGCTTTTGTTTTCGTCTGCTTATACGGGTAAACCGCGGGTAATTTTGCCCCCAGCACCGATCCTCTACATGAGGTGGCGCGAAAGGAGGTCTAAACCACTCATCCGGATTAAAAACGGACATAAGCTCGTCATACCATACCCATGGACGAAATCTGTGGGCATGCTTTGTGGGTTTGTTTGTTGCTCCGGGGCCAGGCCTTGGACGAAAGTCCGCTGCCTGCTCAGGATCGAAGGGATCTAACCCTTTCAGCACTTCGCCAATGATTTTCCTGGCGTCACGCGCAACATCCCTCGCAGATTCCTGCGACCAGTCGACATCAGAAAGATCAATGTCGGTCTGAACAAAGTCCGCGAGCTGATCGCGAAGTACGCTTTCTTTAGCAGTACCTTCAAGTTTCTTGAAGGCAACACAAACCTGGTAAAGCAGGCCTATATTTTTTACTGCTTTGCTGGAACATGGATCTGCATATATCGGTCCAACTAGCCCTTGCAAAAAACTCGGGTGTTGTTGGCTCTTGGGTGTTTTAAACCCAGAGTAGACCGATTTGCCTGACTCTAGATAGCCCAGAAGGCCGTCAAAGAAGTCAGGTAGGCACTCGGTAGCAAACCGAATGCCTTCTGCAGCAAATCGTCGAGAAAAAGTAGTACAGTCTCGACAATAGTCAGCGTATCCATATTCAGGTTGTTGGTCCCTAGCATCAGCAAGCATAGCCAGAACATAGTCAGCAACAGTATTAAACTGCGGATGACTCTGGCATTCCGATTGGGCCGCTTTGAGCAATAATGAACGCTCAGATCGCGGCTTACTTGGTTTAAAGTGCTTTCGTCGGTTTGCGATTCCGACTGCTGGTGCGCTGCCTCCATAGGCAGACTTGTTGGCTCTTCCGGGTTGGTGCTCTTTTTTGGGCATCTTACCCTCCAGCCAACGGCCCCCCCGTACATCATTTTGTCCAAGACGGCATTGTTAGGGTTAATAAGCTCTAGCAGCGACTTCATCACTTTTATGAAAACAGTGACGGCAGGCATGGCTAGATTTTGCCTGCGCGGAGGCCGGAAACAAAACCGGTCTCTTGGGTCGCGTCGACTGTCAAGTTCAACTCCTCCTGCACTTCATCGGCAGAAAAGCGCCGATCGCCAGTGACGGTGATGTTAATCGTCAAAGGTTGCAGGTCGTCGGTTTCGGTGTCAGAAGCAGGATGCTTATTGACACGACGTGACAGAAGGTCACGCCTGAAACCTTTGCTCAGGGTGCGCTGGTCGTGTTTGACGATCAGTTGGGAAGCTGCC